CTGCGCCGCTCGCGCTCGCGGCCGCTCCTCATGCAGTACCAGATTCCGATGACGGTCACGAGCGACGTGCTAGGCGCGTATAGCCTGCCGGCGGCGCCGCAGAGCGCTGGGTCGCTGCTCTCGAGCGGTCTGGATAGCCTGCTGCAGTCGATCGGCGAGATCACCTCATTCATGAGTGGGATCTCGTCCTGGATCAATACGAACGTTCTCGCGCCGGTTAAGGCGTTCGTTGCAAACGTGACGAAGGTGTGTAACGCCGTGATGGGTGCGGTGAGCTCTGTGCTCGGCATCGGGAAAGCGCTGATGAGCGTCGCGACGACGCTCGTGCAGTGCGCGACAAAGGTCTTTCAAACGATCTCGGCCGTGATGAATCTCCCGGGCCAGATCAAGGGCCAAATTATGGGCCTTACGAGCGCGTTCACAAACATCGGCTGCCTGCTCAAAAACGCGCTGACGGGTCAGAGCGTCTACCAGGACTACACGCCTTTGTTCGGCGCGTCTAACTGCTCGAGCACGGCGGGCGGTTCGCCGATCTCGGCCTATGCAAACAAGAACGCGTTCGAGTCGGTCGCGCCGATGAGCGCTGCCGCGCCTGGTCCAGTCGCGCTTACCTCGGGCGCGCAGGTTTCGCTGTCGGCGCTGGCCCATATGGATCCGGTGCTCGCGCCATACACGCCGGCGCAGCTCGCGGCGATGGTGACGGCCGCCAATAACGGCATGACGGTGAACGTATGACGACGCCATTCGATACCCCGCTGAATGGCTTCACGTTCGTCCTGACGAATCGAGGCGACACGCTGCAAAAGGTCGCGGCGCGCGCGCTGGGCGACGCGTCGAAGTGGGCGCTGCTGATCTACCCGAACAACCTGGTCTATCCGTACCTCACGGATGACCCTGCGCAGGTTGCGCCAGGCGTGCTCCTCACGGGCTCGCAGATCCTCGTCCCGGCTCCTTCTGCGGCCGCGACGACGACGGATCCGAACGAGGTGTACGGCACCGATATCGCGCTCACGAACGGCCTGCTCGGCGGAACGTCGACGGGCGATTTCGCGACCGTGACGGGGCGCGCAAACCTGCGCCAGGCGCTCAAGAACCGCGTCGAGACGCAGCAGGGCGAGCTCGTCTATCACGCGCGGTACGGATCGCTCCTCAAGACGCTGATCGGCAAGGTGAGCGTGCCCGCGCAGCAACTGCTCGCGGCATCTACCGCCAAGGGTGCCGTGCTCGCGGATCCGCGCATCGCGAGCGTCGATAAAGCGATTGCGACCGTGAACGGCGATGTGGTGAACGTGAACATCGAGGCGATTCCGGTCGTCGGTCAATCAATTCAGGTAGCGGCAAGCTCGTAAGGAAAAAATGGCCTTTCAGATCAAGAATTTCACCAGCATCGTCGCTTCGATGATCAACTGGATGAAGGGAACGCAGACGACGATTACGGACTTCAACGAAGGTGCGATCGGTCGTACGCTCGTCGAGGCGCCGGCGGCTGAGATCGACGAGCTCTATCAGCAGATGCTCAACGGCCTGATCGAGGCGATTCCCGTCGCGACGTATAACAGTTTCTCGTTCGCGGCGAAGGCGGCCAACGATGCGAGCAGCGTGATTCGTGTCGTGATCACGAGCAGCGCGCAACCGACTCTGATCTCGGCGGGCACGGTGTTTTCGTATCCTGGCGGTGCGGTGTCGTACACGTCGCAGGCGGACGTGACGGTGCCGGCCGGAAACACCTACGGCGACGTCCTGGTCGCGGCGAATGTCGCCGGCTCGGCGGGCAATCTCGCGTCAATTCAGTCTTTCACGCTGGCGCCGGCGCCGGCCGGGTTCGTCTCGGCCGCAAACCTGTCGCCGATCATCAACGGCCTCGACGCGGAGACGCCAGAGGCGCGCCAGATCCGCTTTAACGCGTTCATCGCGGCACTGCCGCGCGGCACGCCGGCTGCGGTGCAATACGGTCTGACCACGACGCAGCTCACCGACTCGCTCGGCAACGTGACGGAGCAAGTCGCGTCGGCGTCCGTCGTCGAACCGTACGAGTCTGACAACACTCAGCCTCCCGCGCTGATCCAGTGCTACATCCACAACGGCGTCGGCAACACGTCGAGCGCTCTCGTCACGCAGGCGAAAAAGGTCGTCTACGGCTATACCGACACGAACGGCAACAAGGTGCCTGGCTGGAAGGCGGCCGGCGTGCACGTGGACATCTATGCCGCGACTGAGATCCCGCTCAACATCGCGGGCGCTATCACGCCGCTGGCGGGCTACGACCTCGCGACGCTCGATGGATTGGCAAACGCGGCGGCGGCGGCCTACATCGTTGGCATCGGCATCGGTCAACCGTTCCAGGTTGCCTCGCTGATCGACATCATCATGAGCATTACGGGCGTGGGTAACTTCGTGCCGGCCGACGTTTCTGCGCCGGTTGCGCCGGTGCTAGGCCAGATCGTGAGTGGCTCGCGCGCCGCGCAGACGTATTACGTGCAGACGACGTACATCACGCCCGCTGGCGAGACGCTGCCGTCTGCGATGCGGTCCCTCGCGGTGCCGGTGAACAATCTCCTCACGGTCGCATCCCCGCCGGTGCTCGCCGGCGCGTCCGGCTGGAACGTCTATGTCGGCACGACGTCGTCGAACCTGCAGAAACAGAATTCCGCGCTGCTTGGCATCGGAACCGGCTACACCGAACCCGTTTCGGGGCTCGTCGCGGGCGCCGTGCCTCCGGCGGTATCGACTGCGCGCCTCGCTGACGTAACGACGTCGCAGATCCAAAAACTGATGCCTGGTACGGTGGCGATCGCCTGATGAAATTCACTCAAAAGCTGCTCGCGTACCTGCATAAGGTCTTCGACAAGGATCCGCACGAGTTTCTCGCCATTCGCCTGCAGTACCGGGGTGGACTGACGTGGACGATCTCGGATGGCTTTCTGTACACGACGGTGACGGGCGGACCAGGCCAAAACCTGACGGTCGACCTGTCCAAATACACGGTCTCGCAGCTCGTCGGATACCTGTCGACGCAGACCGGATATTCCGTCCTGTACTCTGACACGTCGAATCTGTCGAAGCTGCAGGCGCTCGTGTTGATGGAAGCGTCGGGCGACATCTCACAGTCGAACGGCGATCACCTGTACGGCTACACGAACGTGCTTTGGTCCTATATGGACTCGCAGTCGAACGAGCTCGAGCAGGCGCAAACGCAGATCGGCGAGATGCTCAATCAGATGAGCACGACGACGGCCGCCGACGAGTGGCTCGATTTGCTGGGCGCTTACTACGGCGTTCCTCGACTGACGGGCGAGGACGACACCAGCTACGGTCCGCGCATCATCGCCGAAGTGCTGCGCCCGCGCGGCAACAACGTCGCGATTGAGATGGCTATCCAGGCATACACGGGCCAGATCTCGACCGTCACTGACGTGACACTGTACGGACCGACGGCGCCGCTCTATAACAGCACGATCACGCGTAACAGCGCGTACAGGTACAACGCTGTGAGCAAGCCTCTGTACGGTCTGTTCGACGTCCAGTACGGCTATGACCTGATCAACGGTGGCGACGTCTCTGCCTTCACTCAGACCGTGAAGGATCTGGTGAACAAGCTGCGCGACGCGGGCACGCAGATGCGGTCGCTGTCGCTGACTGGATCGGCGCTGCTCGACGCGCTGACGCCTCCGACGGATGCAACGACATTCGGCGTCGGGGCGGCCTTCACGGATACGCTCACGGCGCCGACGGATGCGTTCGCCGGCGCGACGACGCTCGCCGGGTTCGCCGATACGCTGACTGCACCGACCGACAACAATGCGAGCGTCGCGCGCTATGGCTACGCTCACAACGGCGTGCGCCAGCGCAACAGTTTGATCACTCGCGCGGGCGGCACCGTCGAGATCACGCCGGCGGCTGCGATCGATTGGAATTTCCGTACCGGCGCGCTGGATCCAAGTCTGACGTTCACGCGCGCGTCGGCGGGGACGTACTTCAACTCGAGCGGCATCATGCAGACGGCTGCCGTCAATGCGCCGCGCTTCGATTGTGATCCGTCGACGGGGCTCGCGCTCGGCCTGCTGCTGGAGGAGTCGCGCACGAACCAATTCCTCTACTCTCAAGCCTTTCAGAGCAATTCGTACTGGAATATCAAGGCTCAGTGCGCGGTAGCGGATAACGCCGGGATTTCTCCGGACGGCACAAACAACGCTTCGCTCGTCACGCTGGGGTCGTCGGTATCGAATTCATATCTCGGCTACGGCGCGTCGACTGGATCCTTT